AAGGGCATGCCATACCAGACCATCTGAATAGCGGATATACAGAGAATTATAAAGAATTGGTAATATATCGAAAAGAAGAATTTCTAAAGGTCTTTATTCATGAATGCTTTCATTTGTTTTGTCTCGAGTTTTCAGAGACCTATACTACTCAATACAAGGAAATGTTACGTTCCATCTTCAAGGTAGAAAGTGATTATCTGTTGTTTGAAAGTGTATGTGAATACTGGGCTCGTACCTTGAACTGTGCATTTGTTTCTTTCTTCATGAAAGAGGAAATGACATTTCAGGAATTTGAAAAGATTTTCGTCTTGAACCTTTCGATGGAAACCATATTTTCGATGATACAAATGAAAAATTACTTATCTTTGCACAACCTCACCTATGAGGATATTCTGAATAAACATACCATTCCTTACAAAGAAGAAACCAATGGGTTTTGTTATTATGTCATCACAAGTATTTTAATGTTTCATTACCAACCTACGATGAATTGGTTTGTCAATCACAATGAAACCATGTTGAACTTTTCTAAATCAAACAAGGATCTTTATTTGTTTCATCAATACATTCAAAGTATATACAATTCAAAAGAGTTTACAGACACCTTGAAAAAGTTAAAGACCTTTCGGTTGGAGAATATGTCAATGAGCTTATTTGATATTGAGATTTACGGTTAGTATAAGTATTTTTATCTTTCGGGTTAAAGATAAAAATAAGGGTTTGTTTTGTTGGTTTGTTTTTGTGTTTTATATTTTATCTAATAGATTGGATCTAAGCAGGGACTGCCTTCTCGAAGTGGCAAGACAGGTACTTCTGCAGGTTAAAGTAAGAGAGCTGCTGAGTAGGATCCGTCACGGTCTTCTCGTCATACTTGAGAAGCTTCTTCAGCTTCTCATCTGCAAGAATAAGACGACCATTCTCCTTGGCCTGGAGGTTGTTCGACCGAACATAGGCGGTGATCTGCTTGGTCACATCTGTGCGAGCCATCAGAGTACCACTCTCGCGACCAAGGAACACGGCAAGCTCATCACTAATCTTGGTCGGCTTCACGAACCCGCTAGGGGCACGGTTGCCCTTGTTCTTGTTTTTTTTTGCATTAAGCTTGTCGAGTACGCGAAGCTCCTTAGACACATGCTTCTCCACAAGCTTGACCTCAATCTTGAGAGCACTCAGCTGAACAGTAAGATCGACGAGGGAGCGGTTAAGGTTGGCAAAGACATCACCGATAGGAGTAACCTCTGGGGTAACAGGGTCAGCCGCCTTCACTGGCTCAGTCGTAACAGGCACAGGAGCAGGCGCAGGCACTGGGGTAGGAGGAACCTCAATCGGGAGATCCACCGGAACGCTCTTAGGTGCCTTGGACTTTGATTGCTTTGACTTAGGCTCTTTGATAGCAGACATTATACATAACCATACACATTCTTTTTATATTCATTTTTACTGGATTTAATTATTTTAACTATTTCAACTCTATAAAGGAAACAAAAAAGAAAATAGAATGAATGAAATTCCTTTATTCGTTCAAAGAACCGATTCATATAACCAAGGTAATGCATCCGCTGCAGGCATACTTACAAGGGTAAGTGCAGACAATATATAATAGGCTCCCAAAATTTGATATTCATGTTGATTAGAACGATACAATAAATCATGAAGGATCGAATAGGTATATTGTTTTAGAAGTTCTATCGGAGGATGAGAGCTATCCAAGATCATCATCGGTATATTATGGAAAGGCGTTCCATTTGGTGGACAGATAAGACGTTTCATTTCGCCTGATAAATGGGCACGATAACCCCAAATATCATAGAGTTCAAAGATAAAACGTTTGAGTTGTACCTCGTTTAGTCGTAGTAACCATTCACTCTGCGTGTAATTTCCAAGCGTATCCATTTTCTGAAACAATCCGATTATTTTTTGTTCATAGGACAATACCCTTTCTGGAAGTGCAGGCTCACATGGAAATAACAGTCGATTGTACAATGCTCTCTTTTCAATTTGTCTCGTCGTCTCTGGACTAAAGGGTCGGCGTGTATAAGGATTATAATTCATCTTTTTGTCAATCAAGGTAAAGATAGAACCCACTTCAAATCCATAGACGAACTTATCGTCTTCTGTAAAACTAATAAATGTTCGATAATTTATTTTTTGTACAGGTTCTGTCGTTAAAAAATCTTCTTCGTTGTTACATAGCGAACGGTCTAGACGTGCCGGTCCTTGGGTACGATGAAACAATACTACCATATATCGTCTCCAATATTTCTGTAAAACGCATGCATAAGACTGCTCCCGTAATCTCGTATAAAGGTCCTCCAACACTTCGAGTTTCTTTCGTTGTTTCCATTTTAGTTTAAATAAAACATAGATTTCCTTTAATTCTCTTAGGGTATAGTGATGTTCCTTCAAATATTTGAAATCATGAAACGTTTGAATCTTGTGGGTCATGATATAATAGTAGGATTTATATTTAACCGATTATTCTAATATCTTTTTCTGACGCATTCAACCTTTTGAGAGTAATAAAAAAAAATTGAATTAAAGAAAAGGTCTTAGTGTTATAAGTAAAATGTCTTCCCTCATTGTGAACGCTAGCAACTTCGCCCCAACGACCCAGATGGTTTACGGAAAGCCGCGTGTAAACACCAAGGGCGGTAAGAGTATTAATATTACTAATTCGGCAACTCGTCGTTCTCTGATGATCCACACACCTATGATGCTTACGTATGGTGTGAATGAACACAAGAACGATGATGGTTCCACGTCTTACGATATGAACATTCAGTTTCCTCGCGAGGAGTTTGAGACAGATGCGACACGTGCTCTTAAGAAGATGATGATGGAAATGGAAGAAAAGATTGTACAAGATGCTGCAATTAATTCGAGGGATTGGTTTGGAAAGAAGTATGGAGATGAAGTGGTTCAAGCGTTTTGGACACCTATGCTCAAGTACCCCAAAAACAAGGAACTCATGGATGGAAGTCTTGACAAGACGCGTGAGCCGACACTCAAGATCAAGCTTCCTATTTGGGATGGTCAGCCAAAGTTCGAAGTATACGACCTCAAGAGCAATCAAATCTTTCCGAATGAACAGGGTCAAACCCCAGATGCTGTAGTGCAAAAGGGAAGCAATGTATGTTGCACCTTGATGTGCGGAGGTATTTGGATTACTGGTTCAAAGTTTGGCGTGACATGGAAGCTGAGCCAGTGTGCAGTGAAGCCGCCCGAGACCTTTGAAAAGGGAAAGTGTTATATTCCTGGATTGTCTACACAGGATACCACCTATGGCAGTGATGGAGAGGATGAAGTACCTGTTTCAGCACCATCACCGGTTCAAGCAACACTTCCTTCGACGGATCTGGTACCTGAACCTGTGCCCGAGGTAAAAGAGGAACCTATTGCAGAGGTAGTCAAGGAAGAGCCTACAGTAGAGACGGTAGCCGAGCCTGTGAAAAAGGTGAGCAAGAAAAAGGCTGCAACTTCAGTTTAAATCCAATCCTAATTCTGAATAAAAATAATATCTGCTAAATGTTCTATGTCATATATTTTTTCTGAAAGACGTGGTATCCCCTGTTGGAGGAGACGACCTCTTTTTTGATCTTCCTCTGTGATTAAAATACTTATTCCTCCAAAACGCAGACAAGTATCGGTTCGATTTAAAACGACAAATAGATTATTGTCTTCGTCAATCTCTGCATTACCTAGCTTGGGTTTCAGTAAAATACGTATCTTTTTATAAAAAATCAGTTCCTGATGCCACAAAGGAATGTACAATTGTTCTTCTTCTAAATAATAGATATCCTTTCTCAGCATGTTTTCAAGGGTCGGTTCGAGGACATAGGTTTTGTAGGCAGATAAGTGCTGTTGGATGGGTTGTTTCAGGTATTGGGTTAAAAGTGGATGTTCTACAAAGGATAACCAATAGGCATAAATACGCCATTGTTTTTCTTCTATCGTATCCATAAATTCATCCTCGGGTCGGGTTAATAAAAAAGCGTAAGCGTCTTTTACTCGTATGAATTCTGTATCATTGCCTTTTTTATCGGGATGATGCAGAAGACACGCCTTTTTGTATTTCTTTTTTAATAGAGGTATATCAAACCTTTCATGCGGCTTTATTTTTAGCAAGAGACATGCGTCTTGTATCTTCATAATAAAGTAAAAAAAATATATTTATATAGTAACATGCCCAAACGTGTATTTCCAAAGGCCTATCAGAACTTGATTGATTCCATACTCTATACGAGAAGACGAATGGAGAAACGTAAGGGAACTTCTAAGTATTTTAATGTACAGTCTCGTAAACATATGAGACCTAGACATCGGCTATGTACACAGAAGAGATGTACGCGAAGAAAATGATAAACAGTAAGGTAGGGTTAAGGTTTGAGTGAATGACGCTTCGCGGCCGAATAACTCTTAGAAACCCTACGTTTGAGTGAATGAATAAAGTATTCCAAATGATAGATGGAACGATATCTCGTATTGTAATTCGTCATGAATAGCAAAAAATCCTCTTGGAGTAATTCTACCCGCGTACGTCTGTAAATTTCAAAATAAACGTATTGAATGCAATCATAGATATCAAGATTATAAATCATCCATTTATAAATCAATTCTCTCGCATTCGCCAGGTCGTAACCCTCGTTCAGAATATATTCGACGACATCTTCACAACGAGATGCATGATGTGCATCATAGGCAGATATCTTTTGAACCTGGACCGGTACAAGGGTGCAGATATCTTTGATACACGAAGGAAAGTACGAGACATGTTTGGTTAAAAAAAGATAGGTGATGGTTGTGTCTCGCATATAGGTATGAAATACCGATAACAAATCTGGATCAATCAAATGAAAATGACAGCACAATAATGTTAGTTTATTTTTAATCTGTAGTATTTCTTTTATCTTTACATAGAGATCGGTCCATATCGACTGCGAGATGTTCGCCCTCTCGAAATCGATTTCAAAATGCACATCACTCATTGTAAAGGTATACGTTTCGTTTTGTAAGTCTAACACACATTTACGCTTGTAGTGTAATTGAGATGGACTTTTTTTACGCAAGGCGGTAAGAGCTTCCTCGTAAACCAAGGACTGGTCTACTCCAAAGAGTATCATGGAACTCTCCATCGTTATACGAAACACATGCGGTTTATTTATATTTTAATCTTTTTAAATATAAATATATAAATACAAAAGGTCAAAAGGGTTAATGAACCTTTATCATCATCCATCGCAGATAAACTATAATCAAATCTCTTTTTATCTTCCCATTCCCAATAAGTTTTCTACGTATAAAAAATTCTACAAACTTCAATACAATACACATATCTTTATTATTCATACGTTGTATATTTTGCTCGATGCAGAAACCACGATTATAAAGGAAGATGACAAACTCTTTAAATATACGTTTACGTACAGAGAAGAACAACTACGAACCATTGAACATAACATTCTAAGTTCTTTAAAAAAACATGTAAAAAAGGAAATTTCTCACAATCATCCCAACACGACAATGGTTCGTCATCACAATTCTTATGTAAAAAATCCGCGGGTCTATCTGAGAGTCTCGGGTGTATGGGAAAATGACCAATCGATTGGGATTACCTGTAAAATAGAATGTTATCCGTCTACATAGAAACAATCCAGAATAATTTGCTGGATCCCAACAAGAATTACGTTGAAGAAGGCAAAAATGGCGGTATAACTGGCGAGCTGTTGATTGCCAGGTCCCTTTTGTAAATATTGTATCACTGAAAAGAAAATGAGACAAATAACTAAGATGGAAGAGTAATAAGACCATAGGAAATATTCAGGTGGCACCGCTTTCTTGTTAATCGCAGTAAAATACTGAACATTTAATCCAATCATCCACATCATCAAGATAAGGGTAAGCAATAAGGCCCATGGCAAACTCTGCAGAGCATTAAAGTCATTCGATCCGGGTTTAATATTGACAAAAATAATACCCAATAGAGAGAAGACTGCAATTCCGTAACCCCATATGAGAGCATTGGCTTCTCCCGTCGAGCCATCCGTCGAGTTCAACCCATAAGCCAAAGTCATTTTCACAAATACCCCTACGACCAAGAGAGAGACAAATATAGGAGTTGATTTTTGTGCGTCTTTCTCTCGCAATACATCTTTGATTGCATCAAGTAATCCGTCTTTACTTTCCTTTTCCATATACTATATCGTCTTATATTTTTTTCGAATGTAACCTTCTATTTCTTCGGGTGTAGAATTAGAATATTCCGCAGGTAAAGGATAAAACTTTGGCTTCTTCATGGTCTTTGCTTTGAAAAATAGATAACGACCATGTGGACCTGTGCGTACACTCCAACTGTCTGTAATGGTGAGGAGAGTATTCTCTGTTTTTAGATAGGCAATTAATCCTTCCATTTCTTCAGGTGGAACAGCTTGCTCTGTAATCCACTGTTCGATAAAGTCTTTCTTATCATAAGTTTGAAGAGAACGCTTGTGTCCGTTATGTTCCAGATAAAATCCATGTGTTCCATGTTTCATCAGGAGAGGGGTTTTCTCATGTAGACCTACATATAAACTGTCATATTTTTTCAAGGGCATATCAATCACGATAGAAGACATTTGTTTAACACACTCTTGTACAACTTCTGTCCATTCCTTTGTTCCTTGCTCCACTTGATCCAGGTTCATTTCTAACAATCGGGTATAGTCATAATTAAAGATACTTTCGTAATAAGCATAACAAAATGTTTCTACTTTTACTCCAAGTGGTGTTACGGATAAACGGTTTGTCTCTTCCTCTTCTACTTCCTTGATACGGCTCGTGATACCATTTGAAACTTCATATTCATACATTTTAAGTTGTAACGGTTGACGTTTTATTTTACCTTTGACTACATAATGACGGTCTTGAACCGTATCCAATAAATGACTATAGGTAGACGGTCTGCCAATCGAACGCTTTTCAAGTTCAGAGATCAAATGTCCTTCTGTCCAGTGAGACAACGAGTGTGCAGTTTCTTCTACAGTGACCTTTTTACATTGGACCATGGTTAAAAATCTTAAATAATTCGACCAATCTATATTATCCGTTTCTTGTTTCCATCCACAATAGATTGCACCGATAGAGGTATAATAAAAATAATCTTCTTTTATATAAATCTTGAAGGTTGTATGAAGCATACGTGCAGGTTTCATACAACTCTGTAAGGTACGTTGATAGATATATTTATAGAGTTTATCACTTAGGGTATCTAGTTTTGTCTCAGTGACAGACAATTGAGTTACTCGTATACCTTCATGTGCTCCTTGTGCACTACCTAAAGGTCTTTCATAATCCTCTTTCAAGAATATCGATGCATTCGACAAAAAGTCTTCACTGTATGAGGCATTGTCTGTTCGAAGATAGGTAATGTAGCCTTCTTCGTATAAGGTCTGTGCAGATTTCATGATTTGTTGCGGAGACATGGACAGATTGGCTTGTTGCAATGTACTGGTGGTTAGAATTTTGGGAGGAGGAACCGATACTTCCTTTGTCTCAGGTGGAGACAAAACAAACTGATAGAGTGCTAAGGTTTCAAGAAAAGGATGCACCTCTTCTTGAGATAAACTACGGGAAAAATGAAACAAGATGCGTTCATTGGTGAAATAACCTTTTACCACAAAGGTATGCGGACGTATCGTATTTTCGATTTCTCGTTCTCTCTCCGCAAGTAGTCTCAACGTAGGCGTCTGACATCTACCTGCACTTAGGGTGTGTCCCACGTATTTCCATAACATAGGTGATACGGTAAATCCAATATAGACGTCTAACACTTGACGTGCAATTTGACTATACACCAGGTTCATTCGTAACACGGTAGGTTCGGACATGGCACGAGTGATATCTCTTTCAGTCACTTCATGAAAAAGAATACGTTTGGTACTCTTGGATAATTTACATACTTTGCAAACATGCCATGCAATGGTCTCACCCTCTCGATCGTCATCTGTGGCAAGGAATACTTCTTTTGCCTCGGCCACTTCTTTTTTCAAAAGGGTTACGACCTTGGGTTTTATGACATCATATTTTATTTTAAACGTCTCCATATTGATATTTGAAAGTGCTGGTATAGTACGAAAATGTCCACACGTCGCAATCACCTTATATCCCTGTCCTAAATAGGACTGTATCTTTTTGCATTTGGATGGAGACTCCACAATGACCAGGTTCATCTAGTAGAAGATAACAATTTTTGTTTATACTCTTGCCACTGAATGTTCTTCGATTCCTTAAACACGGGTTCCTTCTTTTTTAGTTCAGGGTCTACGTACATATGTTTTAATAAGGTTCCAATTTCAAAAGACGCTTCCTGTTGAGTACATTCGCCGGTTTCAATCTTAGCCAAGACATTAAGAAAGGTGTTCAAAACAGATAAGTCTACCCGGTTCTTGTAAAGACGATGATAGAGGGCTGTATATTTTTCATACAAAAAATAACACTCTTGTTCACAACGGTTGCTTAGTTCAGGTTCCTCTACTGTATTCTTGAGCTTTATCATACGTTCAATGTTATCTCTTAATAAAGTACTGTGCTTGAGCTCTCGGATAAGTTGGGTATTGTCGACCGTGTTGTTTTGTTTCATCAATTCGTGTAATTGTAATTTCTGAGAGTCGTTCATTTGTGTTTCTCTAGAAATTAAATCACCTTTTTTAACTCATGTCTATGTATATGAGCTGCACTTACAAAAAATACAACAGTGACACGGATGGACCATCGCATCTCTATCATCGAATGAACCAGATTGATTGTGCGATGAAAAAGTTCGGAGGCACAATACGTAAAACAAAACGGGTTAAACGTAGACCCAAGAAATCAAAAAGATATCTTAAAGGTTGGCATTAATCTTAGGCTTTTCGGCGCTTGGCTGTCTTCTTTTTAGCCTCCTTTTTAAACGCACCGAACTCACCCTTTCGCGTAAAGTATCCAGCCTTCTCCAGTCGCTTTTCCTTCTTTGCACGCAGACTCAACTTCTTCGAGACAATGTCTCCATGTTTATTCTTCATAAGTCCAGACTTGCGAACGCGACCGGCCGTCATTTCGGCAACCCCATGCATGACCTCTGCGCGTGAACCGTATTTCTTTGCGAACTCCATATATCATAGAACAAGAAATTAATTCATTAATTTGGTTAGTTTTGATAGGTCATAAAATAGGTATAGGTGGTTGTTCCTTGAGTATAAATGATATGAAAGTCTTCGGTTGAAGTGCTTTCTACATAAAAAGTGGAATTGTATACAGGATAGATAAGATTTTTAATACTACTTATACCTATACTACGCGTATTTTTCAAGGCATCCGTGCGATAGATGGTCACACTACCACTCAAGATAAAGGTATATTCTCTGATTTCTAGTTTAAAACGCATATCATAAATGCCCATATCTCCAATTTTTTGGGTACCCTGGAATAAACCTCCTATATTCATAATATATTCACTCGAAGTCAACGTAGTGACCGAAATTGGTTTAGGTACCGGCTCGAGTTGGACCGTACAGATAGAGGTATTTGGAATAATCGTCGGAGAAGTCATATCTTGATCATCGTATGATTTTTGATTAGAAAAGGCTGCGTCATAGACCAATAGACCATATCCTCCTCGATATCCTCCATCCGAAAGACCCTTACGCGGCCTGTAGAGAGAACATTCTCCGAAATCTCCACGAACACGAATACGGATGGTACCATAATAAAAGGTACATTCTTCGCCATTTGGACCTATGCCTAGAATCATATCTTGTACCGTTACTTTGTTGACTATTTTCGTAGAAATACTTTCAATCGAAATCCAATCCTGCTTGGACTGATTCAAGAGTGTAATCGGGATGTCTGATGTATTATAAATAGTATAGACGCCTTCTGCCATGGCAAAACGATTGTCTGCAAGATACGGTATCTTTTGAAACGTAAACGTAACCGGATCAACAAATGTTTGAGAGTCTAAACCATATCGGTACCCTACGCTAGTATAGATATAATCATCCGGCATGGCGGTCTTTAAAGATGTTTTGTTATATTGTATCATGAATAAACTTCCCATGTAACCATATTTGTCATTGTAGATCGTAATGGGTTCAAAAGAGTCTAGAATAGTGAGACGTATCAATCCGGAATGAAAGGTATAATCTCCATCCAAACCACTCCCTGCAAGAAATAACTGGTTCAACGTTTTCGTACCTCGATTATACTGAGACGAAACACCCACCGTTGATTTTTTTCTATTTAAAAAAGCAAGAGAATAATAATTGTGAAGGTAGATATAATAGACACCTATACCCAATTGATACTTGTAAGTATTTTTATATAAATAAACGTTATTATTAGAAAATTTCGTAGGGTCTGAAGAGATATATGGATCTATCATGATTTTTGGACCATACCATTCATAGACTATAAATTTCAGGTAAGATGTATCAAACGTTTTAAAGGTGAATGTGGTGATATCGTCTATGTTTAGTTTGTCTCGATTGATGAACAAATACTCATAAGAATAACCCCATTTTTCATAACGAGCTCCTTCAGCCGGGTCATCCTTATTAAAGATATACAGTTGAGTATTGGGGATGCTCTTTGAAATATACACTTTCATGTTTGATCCTGGCTCACCTGACGTGAGGTGATATCGACAGTCGTACGCAACACTATCCTTGTTCAAGGAGAGACAAAATGCTGTCCCTAGATTGGTAGGATCAGATAAATCAAAGGTATAAAAAACCCCTGTTTCAAAGATATAATTGTTTTTTATGTTTATAATGATAAAATAAGAAAAGTTTGCAATCCGTTTTGTCACGACTTTGAAGACAATTCCTGAATCTTCAAATGTTTCAGGTATAGGAGGTTCAGGCGGAGGCGTATTAAAGACAATGTTACGTTCTTCTGTGGACAATTGAGAGATCAACGTGTCTAACATCTGTAAAATCTTTGCATAGGTGTCCTTATTAATATTGGAAAGGGTTTTTACATAATGGTAGTAGAGTTTGTATTTGTATCTGAATAACAACAAACGGTTTTCTATATAGTTGAGACTCATGATAGTGGTATGTGTACTTTTGGTACGACTGTTATGATAACTGATTTTTCCATTTCCCATCTTTAACATCATGGCTTTCAACATTTTAGTAGACATTTTATTTTCAGAAAAGGTGATAACATCACATTTTTTTTTACATTTATCGATATAGATCGTATTGCTCATCTAATTATAAAATTGAATTATAATTTAATTTATACTTACACACATATAAAATGTCACTCGCGCAAAGTTACCAGAAGAAAACCGACAAGGAGCACATCCTGGACAATCCGGATACCTACATTGGATCGGTGGACATGCAGCGTGCCGAATTGTATGTGTTTGAAGCCGGAAAGATTGTTTCCAAGGAAGTGGACTACAATCCAGCTCTTTTCAAATTGTTTGACGAAGGAATGGTAAACTGTCGCGACCATGTGGTGCGTACCCAACAGAAGAAAAAGACAAATCCTGCAGTAGAGGTGGTGACGAGTATTCAGGTGACGATTGAGAAAAATCGTATTACTTTATTGAATAATGGTGAAGGGATAGATGTAGAAAAACATCCTACCTATGACACTTGGATCCCAGAACTTATCTTTGCACACCTTCGTACGTCGACCAATTACAACAAGGAAGAACAGAAAACGACAGGTGGGAAGAACGGTTTTGGGTTTAAACTGGTGCTCATCTGGTCGACTTGGGGGATGATTGAAACCGTAGACTCTGGACGCAAGTTAAAGTATACACAAGAATTCGAAAAAAATTTGGACATTATTCATCCACCCAAAGTGGTAGCCTGTGCAAAGAAACCGTATACCCAAGTTAGTTTCGAGCCTGATTACAAGCGACTTGGAATGGAAGGATTGACCTCTACTATGGTATCGCTCTTTCAGCGCCGGGTATATGATATCGCGGGTATCACGAGCAAAGAGGTCAAGGTAAAATACAATGACATACCCGTAGAGGTTAAGGACTTTCAGCAATATGTATCCCTTTATAGTGAAGCCGATAAGGTATCCGAGAGTCACGAAGGGTGGAGTTATGTGGCTTGCTTGAGTGAGGAGTTTCGACAGGTTTCATTTGTCAATGGTATCTTTACGTACAAGGGCGGAAAACACGTGGATTATCTGTTACAGCAAATCTTGAAGAAACTCACAGCCTATATCTTGAAAAAGAAGAAGATGGAGATTAAACCCTCTATCTTACGTGAACACATGACTCTCTTTATTCATTGTACGATTGAAAATCCATCCTTTGACAGTCAATCCAAAGAATGCCTCACTACACCCTCAACCAAATTTGGTACCAGTTGCACGGTTAGCGACAAGTTCATTGAAAAGTTGGCGGGTCTAGGTATCATGGAAAATGCATGTGAAATGGCAGAGCAAAAAGAGCTGAAACAACTCAAGAAAAGTGATGGGAATAAGTCAAAGACTATTCGAGGTATTCCGAAATTGGTCGATGCCAATTTTGCAGGAACGAAACAGTCGAAACAATGTACTCTCATCTTGTGTGAAGGAGACTCGGCCAAGGCGGGTATCCTCTCAGGGCTTTCACCAGCAGATCGCAATATTCTTGGTGTCTATCCCATGAAAGGGAAACTATTGAACGTACGCGGCGAGACTTTGCGAAAGATTAACGAGAACAAGGAAATTATTGAAATCAAGAAAATCCTTGGACTGGAAATTGGAAAAACGTATGAGACAATTGACGAGTTACGCTATGGAAAAATACTCTTTATGACGGACCAGGATCTCGATGGCAGTCACATCAAAGGACTAGGGATGAATGTCTTTGAATGCCTATGGCCATCACTCTTGAGGGTCGAAGGATTTATGGGATTTATGAATACGCCCATTTTGAAAGCATCCAAGGGTCAAAAAACATTATGCTTTTACAACGAGCAAGACTATGACCAATGGAAAGAAGAAAATTCTGGATGGAAGATTAAGTATTACAAGGGTCTGGGTACCAGTACAGGAGCAGAATTCAAAGAGTATTTTAAAGAAAAGAGGATTGTGGAATTCTGTACCCATGAAGACGATACCTCTACGATGGATATGTTATTTAACAAGAAAAAGGCAGACGAGAGAAAGACATGGCTTTCGTCCTATCAGCGAGACCTGAAAGTGGATACTCGTGACAAAAAGATTTCAGTGAGTGATTTTATCAACAAAGAAATGATCCACTTTTCAAAATACGATTGCGATCGGTCTATTTGCAACCTGATGGATGGTCTAAAAGTATCTCAGCGGAAAATCCTGTATAGTGCCTTTAAGAAAAACTTGACCCAGGAGATCAAGGTCGCACAGTTCAGCGGTTATGTTTCGGAACATAGTGGCTACCACCACGGAGAAGCCAGCTTGAATGGTGCTATTGTAAACATGGCACAAGACTTTGTAGGGTCCAATAACATTCATTTGTTTAGTCCAAACGGACAGTTCGGTACACGTCTCCAGGGCGGAAAGGACAGTGCGTCTGAGAGGTATATCTTTACCAAACTGGAAAAGATTACACGCAGTATATTCTCTATTCAGGATGATCCGATCTTGCAGTATTTGGATGACGATGGGTCCAAGGTAGAACCGGTGTTTTATCTTCCCATTCTGCCCATGGTATTGGTAAATGGTTCGCGTGGCATAGGCACTGGGTTCAGTTCGGAAATCCTTTGTTACCATCCGAGACAACTGATTGATTACATTCTTGCAAAGCTGGACCATCAACCTTTACAAACAGAGTTTGTGCCTTATTACAGAGGGTTCAAGGGAACGATGGTCAAGGAAAACGACAAGCGGTTTATCAGCAAGGGCGTCTTTGTACAGAGACAGAACAAGGTAGAGATTACTGAATTGCCGATTGGAACTTGGAACGAAGATTACATTCTTCATCTGGAGAAAATGGTGGATGAAGGTACACTCAAAGACTACAAAGATTTATCCACAGATAAAGAAGTGCTGATCAAGGTTACGACACAAGATACGGTTCAAGACCTGGACGAGCTTTGCCGGACTCTCAAATTGTATAGTTACTTGTCGACGAACAATATGAACCTCTTTAATCAGCATGAGAAATTGGTACATTACAATCAGGTTCATGAAATATGCGATGAGTTTATCGAAGTTAGATTGCCCTACTATCAAACCCGAAAAGATTATCTTCTGGCGGCTCTGCAAGAAGAGATTGTCTTGTTGAGTAATAAATATAAATATATCACTGAACTTCTAGAGGAAACGATTGACTTGAGACGGAAGACTACGGACGAAATCCGTGCACTGCTTCGTTCCAAGGGATATGCCCCTATGGATGATTTCCGTTATCTGATTAAGATGACCATGGATAGTGTCTGTAAAGAAAATGTCGAGACTCTGAAACGACAATTTCATGAAAAGGAACTAGAACACAAGCAGATTTTGGAGACCACGATTGAGACCATGTGGAAGAAGGAACTCTTGACCTTGAAAGGTTTGATATAAGTTTACGATACAAGCGATTAAAAGAACCGTTTAAATTCAACTGATTTATCCTTAGATACAGATGCAGGTTTGTCTAGTGGGACGACCAACGTAGAAATATCTTTTTTATAATGAATGTAACTGACAATCTCGGTCAAGATGCGAGGTGCACAATACTCAATGACACGTCGGTTCAGTTCCTCGATTTGTTTAGGAATATTCCCTTCTTGATGTCTCGCATGTTGTAAAAAGATGGATCGCATGATCATATACAATTGGTCATAGTCCTGCTTGTCAATGAGGTGGGTACAATTGGAGAGACGATACACCTCTGCCTTTATGCCACTCTCCAAAAGGGTGACGTTCTCTGCTGAAAAAAAGGTGACAGACAGTCTCGTATTTTCAAGACTGTATTTCATGGCGTTGGCAAAATTGGTTTTCTCAACCGTACATACCTTTTCCTGCAAGAAGAGGGGTGTCCCACTGGGTAATTGAAATAGATCAAGTCTTCCATTCGAGGTCATGGCTTTATATATATTATATTTTATTTTTCCATTATAATGGACTTTTACTCGACTGTATTCATTTCATTTATTGTTGTGTTGATTGTGACTTTGGCGATTGTGGCAACCATCTTATCCAACATGAATAAAAAACAAAAGTTTCCTAGCAACATCTCCACGTGTCCAGATTATTATAGTTTAAATGAACAGGGTGTTTGTTTGCAGAACGGAGCCATTTTTAATGACCAAAGCGTTACATGTAAGATGTTTAGACCAGACGACGTACAATACAAGACCAAGGGTACGGGAGAAACAAGCGGAATGTGTAAAAAAAAGGAATGGGGAAACAAATGCGGCGTATCTTGGGATGGGATTACAAACGATAATAATATTTGTTTTTAGTTAAAGCAAACTCGAATAAATGCCTAGATGGAACAAATTCAGGCTTATTTAAAATCATCCAAACCTATTTATCTAACCGGTGTTTCGGGGTCCGGAAAAACAACCCTATTAAAAAACTTACCCAATACACTTTTTGTCTCGATGCAAGATATCGAAGACTATGACGATATATTGAAGCGAATGAAACCATCTATCCTGGACTTGTTGCATACGATTGATCATAAATGTATTTGTGTGATTGACAACATTGACATTATTCATACACATGAAAAGAAGTTTCTGACACTCTTGTTGAAAGAGTTTAAACAAGAGGACAAGAAAAAGAAGACGAGACACTTCTCCATCATCTTGTGTGGGTCCAATGTTCATGAGAAGAAAATCAAGGAAATTATGAAACTATCGAATGTCGTGACCCTGAAACCCCCACAAGACCTACAACTAAATCGACACGAGATGAACGTGCAAGGATGTATTCAAAAAATCATGAAAAAGGAATTGTTGGAAGATATGGTAATGGAGACAGAAAAGGCGACACAATCTCTATTGTTTCATGAGAACATCATTGACGTACTCAAGACAGAAAAGGATTACGCCTTTTATGAAAGCTTTCTAAAAAACATTTGCATGGGGGATTATTATGACCGGATTAGTTTTCAAAAGCAGTTATGGATTTATAATGAAATGACCTATTACATGAAAATATTACACAATTACTATTTGTATGAAAACCTCCAGACTTCCCCCAAGCGAATACAGGAATATCGTTTTACTAAAATACTTACAAAATACAGCAATGAATACAACAATCAGACTTTCATACGTATGCTGTGTGCTCGTCTAAACCTCACCAAGAGAGAATTGTACAATCGACGTTTTGACAAAGACCTCTTGAGTGATACCGAATTTGCTAGACTGGACGCCTACTTTCAATAAGGATACGGTTCAGCTCTTTTAATCGAAGGTTTTCTTTTTGAAGCTCATTGCATTCCTCGCTCTTTTGCTGTAACATTCGCATCAATTGTTCGGGATGCACCTGTACATTACGTCCATCCTTGGTCGTAAACTGTAACATTTGAGCGGATTGCACTTGCTCTTGTTCTCGACGTTTCATTTCTTCCACCACTTCGGGCTTATACTCGATGGTACCGGGTGTGTACTTGGCTAATTCAATTTCCATACCTTTGGTATAAAAAGTGTAAAGGGATGGTGTCTTAATGAAATGTTTAATGGTCATAGAACTTTCACTACAATACTTCGTATCGTTTTGTTGAATGACACGATGTTTGTCAAACGTATTCTGACTATGACAAACCACGAGAATAGTTTTCTTGGGGTCCAATTGTACCATAGGAATGGTATAATCCTTCAGGAAATGTTTTTCTTCCGATAGAATAGCCTCTTCTGCATATGAACACGTTTTCAAGAGTGACCTCTTAAAGGCAAAGGTTCCGGCGGTTGCATGATTTTCTCCATACGGTCCGACCTTGTACATTTTCGACAAGTCGTTAAACCATAAATACAATTCACTCGAACCGGCACATTCCGACTTGGAATGGACCAGTTTATCGACGGCATGAGACACGCGTTCTGGAGGGTAATAATCGTCGTCGTCAATATAGACCACAATCGCGGTATCCTCCTTGAACGTGCACTGCTCATGCATAAAGTTTCGTTTTTTTCCAAGTAACATTTTGTTTTCTAGAGATACATACTTGACAAAAGGTATATCCTTCACCAGATCACCAATCTTGTCTGTGCCATCATCTACAATAATCCATTCCATTAAATGTTTCGGGTATTTCTGCTGTAAGATGCACTGGACCATAGCTTGGATAAATGGGCGTCGATTGAAGGTGGGTGTACATAGACTTACCCTCGGACGAGTGATAGAGATTGACATTGGACTATTCTAGAGTAAAATACTTAAACTGTTTTACGTTAGAATACTGAGACAATTATTTTAAGAAGCATAAGATAAGAAAAAAAACAAAACAATAATCATTCCGGTCATGAACGAAAAGTAAGGCCCCAATATATTTTCAGTATCATAAACAAGCATATACAAGAGGACCAGGACGAGACTCATGGAGAAAGTAGCCAAGGTCTTTTTCATCAGAGACAAGAAGGAAGCAGCCGAGACAAACCATGTCCCCACAAACATCATGCTGAATTGTATGCTTGTCATAAAGGGTATTAATATACCAAAGAAGGACCCTACGAATATAACAATCTCTTTGAAACCAATCGAAGAGGTATCAAACAGTCCCTTGATCATATGGAAGATCTTATTGATATTGAGATTACCTTCTAACCCTAGTGCAATGACGTTAAAAATAAACTGAATGCTTGCCATGATTGCGATAAAAGATAAAACCATACATTCGACTGAATTTGAATTAAACATGATGGAGACCAAGGCGTAGGCATTTCCGATAAAGGCTGTGATAAATAGAATGGTCAACAAGGGTACCAGGACAAGGAGACCCAAGGAAATCATATGGGTCGCAATCGAGACAAAACTTTCTTTAAAGGAGGTTGGAAACTCGGTGAAATATTCTTTGGTTTGTGTCTGAACTTCAATATTCAAAGGTTGCACTGCATAAGTAAGTGCAAGTAAGAAGGCTGCAAAGGCAAAGACTGCCACATAAACGGCGAACCCCTTTTCAGGTACAATTGCAGATGCTTGATGGAACAATTGATGAATTTGAAACAATACAAAATTGGTATATACATATTGATGTAAAATGAGATAAGACAACCAATACAAAAAGACAGATGCCGCATTATCTGTGTTAGAAGTGGTACTACAATATTGATGAAAACTCAAAATGTAGCGTGGGATAGAAGTAGCGGAAAGACTGGCCATGACAGGGTTCAATATTTCCACCTTCTTTTTTAGATTAGGGTCTTTCTCATATTGTCGTTCAATGTCTCGGAGAGTGGTTTCGATTTGTTTTTTTTGTTCTTCACTCATGGTACTACAATAAGAACCACTCATTTCATCTGCCACGGACAGATTATGATCCGTACCAATCGACATGGAGACAAAAGGAAATGCATTTAAATCGTAAGGGTAGACCAGCTTTGCATCAACTGAAAACCATGCACCCAAGGTAAGCAAAAGAACCCAGAAAATAAGAAGAATAAGAGCATCCTTGATAAAGACAATCACCAATGATTGTAGAGATTGCAAGGTAGACATTTTAAACTGTTCGTTGATCTGACCCATGATGGCAGTTTTGGTGACATCAATGGTTTGTTTCCAACGAGCCTTGTCTTCCTTGTCTGTATTTTGTATGGTGATGGTTCCGCTAGTCACTAGGAGTGTAATTGGAGTTGAACCAGTCTCTACTGCAATCCCGCTAAAAGTGTAATCGGTCCGGTCAATCGTTCGATACTTTTTTTCGTTTTGTTTTGAAGACCCTTGCGGAAAAGTCAATGTCACTTTTGAAGATGTATCTACAGTCACGGGTCCACTTGTGAGAATATACTCATTTTCGGTCTTTTGTATGTTACAAGATTCTACCAAAACATTCACATCGCCTGGTCCCTTGCACGTTCCGGTATAAGCAGATACGTCTTTTGTGATAGCGGGAGACCAAGCTGTAACCAATGGCAACCTAAGATTTATTTCGGTCATTAATAAGTATAGTTATTTTTTTATTGTGCATACAACAACGCCGCATATCCACTTTTGACACGTAACACGTTATATCGTTCCTCTGTAAAAAAAAGGCTGTAGTCATACTTGTATAAACTACCGGTTTGTTCTACGCCGAGAAGAGTACCTTCTTCATCACAAATCGTATTGAAGGCAGATCCTGGATTTATTTCTGGAAGGATGGTACTAAATTCGAGCTCAATGGTCTTAAACCGGCTAAGATTAATGGCACCAGACGGTTGCAACTCTTGTGGAGAAGTGTTCAAGCTAAAACTATATCCATATAACCCTGGATTGGAATGCCCCTTGCTATAATTGTATTTATCAATAAAGCTATATACACCTGAATCAAAGTCAACTTCTCTATATTTTCCATCGAGTATGATGGAAAACTTGGTCATAATATTCTTTCTATTCTCGTTTGTAAAATAATCACACATGAAATTTTGGTTAAGTATTGTAACGAGTTGGTCAGTAATTTCACTCGAGTAAAAGTCTACACCTGGTCCAAAGTCTACGCCTGGTCCAAATATGGTTTCATTCACTGTATAGCTGGCTACAGATGCCTCGACAACGTCATAGGGTAATTTGTCTGTATATTTCCAGTTGCTATAATTCGACCATTGATTACGTTGGTAACTATCATTTCTTCTAAAAAACCACATCCAATTCGAAGACAAGCTATTTGAGTCAAGACGATAACGGTTCGTTCCAGTGATCTGTTGTACGGTATCTTCCTTGACTGTTTTGATTAAATAACTTTGTTCTTCCTTAGCGAAGACCTTGGACTCTTCTTCCGTGACAAATCCAAAGGTAGACATCAGATGAATGTCTGCATTCCAGGATGTAACCTTATTTTTATAGTCTGACTCTAGCAAACGGATCGAGGGAGGCGGTTGTATAAATCGATAGAAGGAATGGGCCTCCTTGACAAAATTGGGCTGAACGGGGGATTTTTCAAAAGGATTGGCTGTGACGTCATTTATGGTAAATAATTCACGAATGGGTCGCATGGTCACCTCAATGGTGACTTCATTGTATTGAAGAGATACCATGGGCAATGACATCTTAGGAGAATTCATAAACCAAAAATGGAGAGGGACATAGATGGTTCTACCTGGAATGGACGGATTGGACATACCTAGGGGTTCAAGGGAAGTTACAGCTCTATAGTAACTGTTTGGATAACGAGAAGGACGACCAAATGCATTTTCGGGTTTGTATAATTCAAGCTCATGTCCAATCATTTGGTGAAATAAATCCTTTTTGCTCTTGTCGAAATCTCTTTCTGCCATATTTTTGATGTATTCTCCAGAAAATTCTTGAATAACCTGTCCTCCAATGAGACAACGAACCCTTCTAATCGCATTTGTTCCAATGTGCTCAATCCATCGAAATTCATAATTTTTCCATTTGTCCAAGTTTGTTAGCGGTTGAATCATGGTACTCCAAATATCAGGCAAATTAAATACAAGAAAAGCATCCATCAAGAGGTCTCCATTACGAGGTATTTTAAAGGTGAGGTGGGTATCTTCATTTAACTTTAAAGAACGCAGTCCTTCGTAATCAATTCTAAATTTTTGCATACCAAAATTCGTATATTTAGAATAGACCGTTTTGAAAAAAGTTTTACTTGGGTTTCCATTCAAGATGACATTTTGGTTTCCGTACGAGATGATATTCAACAATCCGCCACCCATGCTCTTCTATATAGTTTTGTTTATTTAAATCTTAGTTAAAACCTTTTTTTATCCCGGAAACATATGGACCAAGTCAATGGAGTCTTACAAAAGGCATCAGCAAATCCGGCCGTACCTATCGCCATTTTTCTGTTTCTTTTATTTTTCATATTATATGTTTTTGTCAGCCTAAAAAAAAGAAAATATTACTGCACCGTGTTGAGTAAAACAGAAATACAAACCTCTATCAAACCCTTGTCTAAGTTGAAGTCTGATATGCCATTGAACCAGGTCTATGTAAAAACCGCTTACAATTGCTGCTGCGTGGGTGAGTTCAAAAATGATTATGTTGATACATGTGCCCTTATTAATTGTGCAAAGCAAGGTGTTCGAGCACTCGATTTTACCATTTTTTCGCGTGATAATGAACCTGTAGTATCCGCGTCCTCGTTCAATAGTCCTCTTTATAAGGAAGAATACAACAGTCTATCTTTCCCAGAAGTGATCCAACAAGTGAAACGGTCCTTTATACTCGACACACTCAATTGTCCAAACACAACAGATCCTTTGTTTCTCATATTCCGTATTCAAAGCAGACATAAAAAAATATATGACAAAATGGGCGATGTGTTACAATCTTCTTTTGGTTCTGGTAACTTGGCAGGTAATCTGCTTTACACGGACATTACAGAATTAAAGAATACTACTATCAAACAATTCATTGGAAAGGTCATCATCATGGTCGATACGACTGGATTATCCGGTTATGAGTCTAGCAAATTGAGTAAACTATCTCTTGTAAATTTCGGAAATATCGAAAATCGTATCATACGAGTCAAGGATGTATACGATGAAAACCGACGTTCTCGTACCCCTTTGACCATACTCTATCCTAATTTACAAACCTCTAGTGACAATTATGATTTTACCCTAGGGTTTCCTCTAGGTATTCAATTTATCGGAATGAACTTTCAGACCAAGGACCGATACTTGGATGCATACAATACATTTTTCACCAATTCTGCATTTATACCTTTTCCGAGAATAGAAAATACTCCGCCAACACTAGCTGAAATGCAGCAATTATTCGCCAGCGGTCAACTTGTTATCCGTTGAGTTCTTTTTTATGGGTTATATACAATGAGTGACTTGGATAAAGCAGTGGAAGAAAATCTCAAAATACAGCACGGAATCACTCGATTAAAGTACATGAAACCTGTCGTGTTTGATATTGTCGAAAAATATATTAAAAAGAACAAATTGATTGGTTATGGTGGACATGCACTGAACTTGTATTTACCCACTTCGAAACAATTCTATAGCTTATGGGACATTCCAGATTATGATTTCTTCTCTCCACATGCCATTCAAGACTGTAAACAACTTGCAAAAGAATTAGCCATGCATACAGACGAAGTAGAAGTCAAGTCGGCCATGTTTGATGGAACCTACAAAATATTTGTGAACTTTGTTCCTTTGGTAGATATTACGCATCTGGAAGAAAATCTATACAATATACTGTGGAAGACGTCTCGTAAGATAGAGGGTATTCACTACGTACCCTATAGTTATTTAAAAATGAGTTTGTATCTGGAGTTGTCTCGTCC